TTGTCCTAATTGAAGCAGGTGTAATTAGAGGTGGTAATTATACATGGATTACTCAGTCCATGGAGACATTTACTCCTAAGAATTATCATACAGTTGCCTTATGTGAAAATACTCATAGCAAATTTAAGAGTGATTTCACTTCACTTCAGTATGATGCCGAGTTGTGGGATCTTCATTTTTGGTGGGAACAACCTAATAACCATTGGCAATAAATAAATTTGGAGATAGCAACCTCCCAAAAAGTTCTGGAAACAGATTTTTGGAGGAAAAAATGGCAAATTCACCAAATCCTGATTATGATCCAGTTCAAATGGAAAGTGATTTTGGCACAAAATGCTTAATTACTAATCCAATTGCAGATTATTACTTAACTAAATCGTCAAAATTGAAGAATAAACCACCAGAAAATCGCTTAAGTCGTCATTGTGGTGGAAAAGGTGGTTTTGATGATTATGCCGAGTGGTTGACCTGATATATAATGTATAAAGGCAAGTACAATGGCAACAATATCCAAAAAGTTTGTCGATTTGAATCCCAAATTTGAGAAAAATCCCCTGTCTGGGGATTTACCTGTCATTAAAAATGAGGCAGCTATCAAACAATCGCTCAAAAACATCATTTTGACCATTAGAGGTGAGCGAGCATTCAGACCATTCTTTGGTAGTTCTGCAGATTTATCACTTTTTGAGAATTTTACTCCTATTACTGAAGACATTTTAGCAAATGCTATTAATGATGCAGTAGAAGCATATGAACCTAGAGTTCAGATTAATAGTATTGATGTTGATAGTGACATAGATGGTAATTCTATAAGCGTTGATGTAAACTACTCCATTGTTGGTATTCCTTTGAATCCTCAATCACTTAACCTCATTTTAGAAAGAGTATAATGTCATTCAATCAGGTCACAAATTTAGATTTTGAAGATGTAAAGAAAAGTATCAAGGAGTTTATGCGCTCCTCTGAAACTTTTAGTGACTATAATTTTGAGGGTTCTGTTTTATCACAACTTATTGATGTATTATCATACAATACATACTATTCAGCGTTAAATGCCAACTTAGTTGCTAACGAGGTCTTTTTTGATAGTGCTTCTATCAGAGAAAACGTTGTATCACTCGCAAAGTTAGTTGGATATACTCCAAGATCGGCAAAGGCAGCAATTGCTAATATCACCGTCGATGTTTTAGTGCCACCAACCGTCCCTGCGTTGACCTTGAAGAAGGGTTCTGCCTTCATTGGGTCTAACGGGGACGGTTCCTTTGTATTTACCGTTCTAGCGGATATTACAAGGGAAGCATACATCGATGTAAATGGTCAACGTAGAATTACTTTCTCAGAAATTGAAATTTATCAAGGAAATTTACTCAATATTAATTACACAGTAGATACTTCAACTAAGCAGCATTTTATTATTCCAAATCCTGATGCTGATCTTGATCTATTGCAAGTAGTTGTTGACGAAAGTGATTTTGCAATTCCTCAGACATATAAGAAGGCAACTGATATTACAGAACTTGCAGCAAAAGATAGAATTTATTTTATACAAGAAAATAAGAACGAGCAGTTTGAATTAATTTTTGGAGATGATGTATTTGGTCGCAAATTAAAGAATACTGATACGATTGCGATTGAATATTTGATTACAAATAAAAAAGAAGCAAATGAATGCTCGTCTTTTGAGTTTGTAGGAGCATTTGAGTATGGAACTCAAATTATCACTCAAGTTACTCCTACCATTACTGTAAATACCAAATCTATAGGTGGTGCAGAACCAGAATCTATTACATCTATCAAATATCTTGCACCTAGATATTATTCTTCGCAAAAAAGAGCAGTAACTGTTAGAGATTATGAAACTTTAGTTGCTGATCTATATCCCAACTTAGAATCTCTTTCTGTCTTTGGTGGAGAAGAGGCGGATCCTCCACAATATGGTAAAGTATTCATTGTAGCAAAACCTTTTGGTTCTGAAAAGTTAACAACCACAGGAAAACAGAATTTACAGAAAGCAATTAAGAACTATACCATTCTTACTGTTATTCCTGAGATTTTAGATCCATCTTATCTGTATTTGGACATTGATAGTTTTGTATATTATAATTCTAGCACTACTCGTAGAAGTGCTCAACAATTAAATGAAGTTGTAAAGAAAACAATCAATAGTTTTGGTGCAACTAAAGATCTTAACAGATTTAATGGTAAGTTTAAGTATAGTAAACTGATCGGAACAATTGATGATGCTGATCCTGGAATTACTTCTAATATCACTAGAATTAGAATGAGAAAGAATCTAAGTGTTCTTCCTAATATTTTTGCATCATACGAGGTTTGCTATGGAAACCGCATCTCACCTAATACTGATGTCATCTCTTCAGGATTTAAGATTACAGGAGAGGATTCAACATATACCTACTACTTTGAAAAAGTAGGTGTTAATACTATTGCAGCATTTAGATATGATGGTAGTAATAAGAGATATTATAATAGAAATATCGGATTTATTGACTATGAGAAAGGTGAAATATATATTAATGCGATCAATATTAATTCTACAGTAGGAAACGAAAACTTCATTAGATTCTCGGTTATCCCTGCTTCTAATGATATTGTTGCCTTGAGAGATCTGTATATTTCAATATCAGAAGAAGATGTTAATGTAACAGTACTCCTTGATGAACTTTCTTCATCTTCAAGAACTTCAGGTGTCGGTCAAATTCCAGTATCTAGTTAAATATGTTTAACGATTTAAGAGTATCTAATGCTATCGAAGGGCAGATCCCTCAGTATCTGTCTTCAGAGTATCCAAATTTTGTAAATTTTTTAAAGGATTATTATAGGTACTTAGAAACCAATGGTAATGCTTTAGATCTCATTAATGGTCTTCAGGATCTTGTTGATATTGATACTTACAGTGGAGTTGACCTGACTGCGAGATTAAAAACTCCAGTATCTGCAACTGCAGATGAAATTGTAGTGTTAGACCATGTAGAGTTTCCTAGAACTAATGGTTTATTGAAAATTAACAATGAAGTAATTTTTTATAAGAGCAGAGATCACATCACTGATGAAGCAGGTGCATATAAATTAACAATCTTCAGTGGATGCGTCAGAGGATTTACTTATAATGATTTAGATATTGATACTGGATTTACTCCAAACATTGCTACTACACCTACTCTACACAGTGCAACATCTGTAGTATACAATCAGTCGTACCAATATATTTTATATTTCTTAGAAAAAATAAGACAGCAATATCTTGCTGATTTTCCTAAAAATGTCTTAGAAGATAATATTGATAAAGTTAACATCAATATTATTCTTCAAAAAGTCAAAGATTTCTATTTGACTAAGGGAACTCCCCAAGGTATTGATTTTTACTTTAAATTTCTTTTTCAGGAAGATCCTGAACTGATTAACTACAGTGATTACTTAATGGCACCTTCTTCTGCCATTTATCAGAGTAAAGAAATTATTAGAGTATCTTCTTTGGATGGATATTTTCCATTAGACCTTGAAGGTAACTCTTTAATCCAAAATGGGAAAGAATTTCCTGTTCAGACAGTAGAGGATATATTTTCATTTTCTAGTCAAGTTTATGAACTTGAGATTTCTAATGGATCTCAAATTCAAGCAACTAAATTTACAATTTTAACATCAAATCCATTTTTCAATAGATTATACGTAGATTCCACTTATGGATTTCCAGATGCTGGATTTCTTAGAGTAAATGATGCGCTAATTGAATATACTGATAAGGAATCTAATTATTTTATCTGCCCAAATCTTGCATCTGAACTTGCAACTACTGGACTTGCGCTTGGAGATAGAATTTATGATGTTTTGACACTGGCATCAGTAAAGGATAGACCTGATAGTTATTTTGTAATTTATGCAGGTGTTTCTGGATTTGAAATTAATAAAAATTATACTTATTACCAAAAGGGTGATATTGGATATATTAGTGATATTGTTGTAGAAGATTCACTATTAGTGTCTGGTTGGTATTTTAATGATGTAATGCCATTATTAAAAACTGAAGGATATGTTAGTGGAGTAAAATCAATTTATACTGATGAAGAATCNGTNTATGTNTACTCTTCTGGTCTTCCNTNNTACCCTGTACATTCTAATCCTAACTTTTTAAATANTAATGATCTTATTATNGAAGAATCNAACTTTTTAAAAAGAATTCCAAAGAATTTCTTTAAAAATCCACAAGGTCTTGAAGAAAGNACAGTAAAATCATCTCCTATTGGATTTCTTAGAGATGGTACTGCTATTTTAAATTGGAAGAGTTCTACTGANATTTTAAGAGGTGGATTAGATTCAGTTATTATTGAAAATCCTGGAGATTTTTATAATGTACATAATCCTCCAACTTTAACAATTTCTGATCCCACTCTTGAAGGTGGTACTGCAGCAGAAGCAGAAATTGTAGTTAATGGAGAAGTTAAAGAAGCNTTTATTGTTGATTCTGGTCAAGGATACTCTCAAAATATCTCANTCAGTGTCATAAAAGATCCTACAGATACAAAATACACTGGAGATAATTTTAGACCTGCTGTTCTTCAACCTATCTTAGTTAAAGGTAGAATTACTAAACTAAGAATTATTGATCCAGGTAAAGGATATACTAAACAACCTACTGTTCAAATTTCTCCAAATTTTAACGTATTTAGAGAAGATTTACCTGCAGATACTGTATTTCCATTTAATGCAAAGATTGAACTTTTTGTTGCTGGTCCAGTTGGTGAAATTGTATTTAAAGAAGTTAATGGTGTTACTAAAAAGGGATCTCTGTATAATGCAGATCCAACATTAACCGTTAATAAGGGAACTGGTGCATCTGGAGTTGTAACTGTAATTAATGGCAGAATTACTGGTGCTCAAGTTGTCAACGGTGGGCAGGAATATAATTCTGCTCCTCTGGTAAGAGTTATTGACTCCAGTGGAGAAGGAATTGGTGGTGTTATTATTTCTGAATTTGATCCTGTATCTAGACAAGTAACAGGATTTAAAGTTCTTAATAGTGGTTTTGGATATTCTGCAATTGGTACTAGAATTGAACTCTATGAATCTGGAGATGGTCTCGTTGCCGATCCTCAGGTAACAAGATGGAATTTAATTTCAAATTGGGATGTTACTATTGATCCATTTTATGATAATGCCAGTGGTGCATATTTGTATGGTGAAAAGATTATTCAGGATCAAGCAACAGTAATTCCTAGATTTGAATCAATTCAATATGTTCAATATTCAGATTCTACAGAATATTCTTATTTTGATGAAAATAATGAACTCATTCAAAGTCGTAGAATGTTGGTATATGATGCTGATGCTGATGATCCAAATGCAACTCCAATAAATCCCAACCCATTAACTCCCGCACTTAAAGATGGATTAGTTGAACTTGGATTTGATATTTTAGATGAAGCTACTTTATCATATCCTTTACCATTTCCGATATATTTTGGATCGTTTTCAACTAATCCTTCAGGTGCCCCTGAAGGTGGTTATCTTAACATCAGTTCCAATGGATTTATAACGTTTAGTACTCAACCTTTGAGTTTTAATCTTGGTTGGGCAACAGAACAATTATCACCTACCTCAATTGGACCATCTATTCAAATTGGTAGAGATGACTTGGTTATAGATCAAGTATATGCTGCTACTCTTAATCGAGGAGAGGGAAGTCCTAGATTATTCCTCGTTAGATTTGAAGGATATCATTTTGATAGAGGTATTACGAGAGATAAAGAAGTTGTATTTGAAATCTTAATTAAAGAGAACCCAACAGGTGTGAATGATAATGAATTTCAAATAAGTATAATTAAAAATGAATTTACAGCGTTAGATGATGCTGGAATTTACATTACATTTGCAGATGATGAAAACTATGAATTTGAAAAGAAACCAGCAACTGCTGGAACTACTTATTATTACTATAATGAAGTTATAGCGGAAACAGATCCAAAATTTGGTAAAGAATTTGCTATTATTGGTGCCCCAAAGAAATTAAAACTTTTAAATTCAGATAATGTACCAGTTACAGTAAATCTTACTGATCAAACAGTACACTCACCATTAATTGGATGGGCACTTGATGGCGCTCCAATTTATGGACCATATGGATATGAAAATCCATTAGATTCTGGATCTCCCATTAAAAAAATGGTTTCCAGATACAGAAAAAGAACTGGTGTAGAAATTAATAATTTAGATCCATCAAGATCACTATCTCAATCTGAAGGTGGATTAAATAACTATTCCATTGGATCTTTTGAACAAGATTATATTATTGATCCATCTTTGGCAACGTTAGATGATAAAAATGGTAGATACTGCGTAACTCCAGAATATCCAGATGGAGTTTATGCATATTTCATGACTGTTGACTTAACCAATAAGCGTAATGGATTCCCATATTTTGTAGGTTCAAAATATTCTGGAAAAACTTATGCAGATTTTAATAATTTAGAAAGTCCTTCTATTGAGTCAATTAAAGGAATTAGAAGATATGTTAATCCTACAGGTGATGCATATCCATCACCTATTGATGTAGGAAAATTCCAGGTAAGTTCAGTTCCAACTTCGGGTGAAGCATATGTAGAATCAATTAATATTGTTTCTGGTGGTTCTGGATATAAGTTTGGTGATGTTGTTGTATTTAATAATGAAGGCACCGATGGCGATGGTGCTGCTGGATTTGTAAGTGTATTAAGAGGTAGACCAATTACCAGCACCTCATTTGATTACTATGATTATCTGGAATATACTGATGAAAATTTCCCATTCAATCAAGGATCTGTAATTAATTCATTTGAAGGATTCAGTGCAGAAATTCACACAATTGATCAAATTCAAAAAAGAGCGTACTTAAGTAATGTTTCTGGGACATTACCAGTACCTGGAACTAGAATTTATGATACTAATTTAACAGTTGACGAAACTACTTTTAGTGAATTAGTAGGTCCTGATATTTCAACCGCCACCATTAGTTCCACTCAAACTACTGCAGAATTAGTATCAGATATTACTGCATCTACTTCTTACTTCCAATTGACCAATTTTGCAAATTGCGTTATTGGGGACTTTTTTACACCTGGTAAGAAGACATATGTCAAAATTAATGATGAATACATGAGGGTGGTATTTTCTGATTCTAATAATCATATTGTAGTTCAAAGAGGATACGATAGTCAAAGAACAGAGCATTCCTCTGGAGATACTGTAACATTATTATATGAATTAGATGTATTTGATAGTTCTTCCTTTGTAACTGGTGATCTTGTAAAAGTTGATGATGAAATTTTTAGAATTGTAGATATTGTTGTAGAGAAGCAATACAAGGTAGTATCAACAAGGATTGTTGATGGATCTGGAACTTTTGGTGGATCTATTTACTATCTCTATTTAAATCAGCAAATTCAATCCAATACAGGTGCTATTACACCTCCACCGCAAGAACAGCAAGTCGTACAACTTGACAGCAACGGCGATATTGAAGATTTAGTATTCGATACTACTTTGTACACATATGAGGCAAATCCTGTTGCAGAAATTACTACTCAATCGACATACAATGTAAATGATGTTGTTCCTAACACAAATATTTTAGCATCAACATTTAAGCACACTTTGATTGTAGATAGAGCAGCATTTGGAACTACTGCAGCTGCACATACGGCAAGAACTAAAGTAAATCGTTTACGATTTGTAAATGCTGAAACTTCTTACTATGAAGAAGATAGAATTTTAGTTAGAGCATCTGCACAGAATAATTTATTAGTTCTTAATGATGATGTTACCATCGATGCATCATTGAATGACTTAGTAGAGTATGATATTTTGTATTCTACTGATAATTTTGGAAATAATGTATTGTCTGGAATTACAAATAATAGTTTAGTATTATACGAAAATTCTTCGTACCAGTTTAATATTGATCCTACCTCTCAAAATATTGCAATTTCATTCTTTACCCCATCTGCAGATATTACTAAACAAAGAGAATATTTTGATGTTAAAATTGAAAGAGTATATGATGTTAGTGGCAAGTTAATCGAATTTACAGTAAAACCAGATTCTTCGGATTTAACTAATGTCATAATGCGAGTAACATCTCTGCAGAATAATAGTTTTGTAGATGTAAATTTAAACATTATTCCAGAACCAGTAAATGGTGAATTTAAAGTAGTAAATTCTAGTTCTTCATTCTTTGAATTTTATATTGATCGGGATCCAATTTCTGATTTAATTACTCAATATAATACCAATACAATTAGATATACTACAACTTCCAAAAATGCTGTTGGGGCAATTCAAAAGGCAACTTTGACTTCTGGTGGTTTCAATTATAGTACTGTCCCAGAAATCAGTAGTGTTCGTAGTGATTCTGGAAGTGGTGCTATTTTAGAAGCAGTTTCTGGAATTATTGGTAGAATTGATAATATTGTATCTATTAATTCTGGATATGGGTACAGCCCAGATCCAACATTAAAACCATCTTTGGTATTCCCTAAGATTGCAAAAATTACTAATAATTTTATCGTATCCGATGTTTCTATTACTGATGCTGGAGAGGGATACTTGTTTAAACCTAGAGTTTTAATTACAGGTGGGGGACTTGCAGATGGAGATGTAAAACATGCAGTATTGAATCCCATTGTTAATGGGGAAAGAATTATAGATCTTGTTATCGATTATCCAGGTGTTCAATACTCATCTCCTCCAGAAATTGTAATTGAAAAATTTTATTATGCTTTAATTAACTCTAGTGGAGAATTATCATTTAAGTTCAATTATAGGCAGTATATCCAAGAAGATGATGGATTTATTGTTAGAGCTTACTATACTCAAAATGATACTATTAAGTATGTAGATAGCACTGTAACTTTCTATGCATATACTGCTACATCTACAATGTCTGCAAGTTTGGTTCCAGGAAGTACTAGTTTTGTCAATCCATTAGATTATATTTCTTTACCTAATGGAATTTCTGCACAGTATTATGAGGTAATTTTAAATAATAGAAGAGCACAGGCTACTGCTATTGTTGATAAATCAACATTTATTGAAGGCGAAAAAGTAATTATTAATAGTAATAAGAATTTCTTTGGATATGTCTCTAGACAAAAAGGTTGGCAACCCAATAATTCTATCCTAAGAATTGAGCAAATTAACTATGAATTAAAACCATCAGATACTATTCTTGGCGTTGATTCTGATTCTTTTGGTATTGTTGAAGATACTTTTGGTGTAACTACTTCAGCAACATTGTCTGCTTTAGTTGAAACACCAAAACAATTCTTAAGTAATGACTCTTTCCTTGGATTGAATTCATTAAAACTTCAAGATAGTTTAAGATATCAAAAATTTGCATATGAAATCGCAACTACAGTTCCATTTTCTGACTGGAAACAAAATTATCAGAATGCAGTCCATCCTGCAGGATATAGTTTGTTTGCAAAAACAAATATTTCAAATAAAATTTCGAAACCATTTACTGCAGACACTACAGCAGTAATTTCAACTAATGTTTCGTCTATTGTTAGAATCAATCAAAAGTACAATTATTTAATTGCCCGTAATGTTGGTTTTGATGAGGTTGAAGTTATCAATAGATTACTTACTGATGTTAAGAGTATAATTACCTCTACAGTTGGTGCATTTGAAGATATTTCTGATCAGTTTGATGGAATTGAAACTTCATTTGAGTTAAAAGTTGTAGATCCTGTTACTCCTACAGATATTGATGGTAATGTAAATTACATTACTGATTATGAACCTGATCAGATGATTGTTTCATTAGATAATATTATTCAAACTTATGGAACATCTTGGATTGTAACCGATTCTGATAAAGTGTTTAGATTTGAATCTTCTCAATCATCTGGAGAATTAATGCCTGAAGGTGAGCAACTTACTTATAGGCAATTTAATGAAGATACTGTTCTTTATAATTTCTCTATTATTNCATCTTCAGATACTGATACATTCTCAATTTATGAAACTGATGATATTGNAAATCCGCAGTTCCCATCATCAGTATATTCTCCTGTAGATCCAGATGAATGGTTTGTTACTATAGATGGTGTTGCTCAACTTACATCAAGTTTTACAATTACTTCAAATCAAATNCAATTTACAGAAACTATTCCAACAGGAAGTCAGATATCTGTAAGATACATTAATAATTTACTTAAGAATGAATTTGGTGCTACTACTTATACAATTGGATCACCTCTGGTATTAACAAATAAACCAGCAGTAACTTCTAAAGAAAGTTATTTTGTGTTTGTTGATGGTGTGTTAATTTCTACATCTTTATATGATTTAGATGCAAACAATGATATTGAATTTAATATCAATTTCTCATGTGATACAATTCTCGTTATTATTGATCCACTTGGGGTATCTCTAGAAACTTCAACTCATAATATTATTGAAGAATTGTATACTTATAAAATTGATGATGGTCAATTAGAAATTCCTCTTGGGTATCAAATTTCTGCTGGTGATTATATGGTAGATATTGCTGGTGTAGTTCAAACTCCAGGAATATCATATACAACATCAACCAGTGGAGTTAGAAAAATTAACTTCTTTGAACCACCTCAAAGATACGTTGGACCAGATAGTATTGTTGGTAGACAGTTTGTGGGTCTTCTATATCAAAGATTAGACCCCAAAGGAGATCTTGGAACAACACCAAACTATCAGTTTGATGATGTAAGTCAGAATATTATTTCAATCAAAGAAAATCCTTCTGAGTTTATTGTTGGTGATTTTGTAAATACACCAACATCATCTGCAGTTATTGTAGATACTGTTAATGATATTATCAGAAAAACAGTAACGGTTGGATATACTGGAAGTGTTGCTACTGGTGCAACTTTTACGTTGACCCTTGCAGATACTATTAATCTTTCAGTTGGTGATAGAGTATATTTTAATGCTTCATTTGGTCTTGGAAGTTTTGATAATGATGAACTTGAAATTACTGCGATTAATAGATTGACTGGTGTAGTGACTATTGAGAATATTAGTTCTACGAATCCATTATCCTTAACAATTTCTGATAATACTGCTATTAGATTTACTCACTATCAATTAATTGTAGAAAATATTCAAACTACCGTTGTAGATAGAGAGGATGCTTTTAATTCAGCATCTTCAGGATATACTTTAGAAAGTGGTGTAGTTTCTGCAGAAAAAACAGGAATTACTGCATTACTAAATGAACCATATTCTACATTATCTGATGATCTTACAATGGAAGTTGATGATGCTTCTGTATTTGCTCAAAATGATTATTTACTAGTAAATAATGTAGAAGTTGTAAAAATTACTAATATTGTATCTAATACTTTAACCATTGATAGAGAGCAACTTAATACTGAGGCATCTTTAAGTTATGGAAATGGAACTATTGTAGAAAAGATTATTCCTAAAACTTTAACTACATCTAATTTTAGACGTGGATTTGATAAATTTAAAACTGATTTTGTTTTAAANGAAAATGGTGTTCCAATCTTCATTGAAGCAAATAGAGATATATTTGTAGTTGTAAATGGAATTCTCCAAAAGAGAGGTCCATCTTATAGTTTAGTTGAGGTTGACCCAGATGGAAATCCTAATAGTGGAGATGAATATTCTGAATTGAGATTTACTGAAGCACCTGCAGATGGAACTCCATTCAATTGTTTCTATCTCGGTGAANTAATTTCTATTCAAGATATTTCAGCTCAGTTTAATGGAGTCGATCTTGAATTTGATCTTAGAAGTGTTACTGGAGAAATTTTCAGTTTGATTTCAAATGGAAGACCTGAGGCAAATGTTGCAGGAAACCTTATTCTTTTCATGGATGGAGTATATCAAATTCCATCTACTACTGAAGATGGTAGAGAAGAAGCATATCCAGATTCATTAGCATCATTTAAATTACTTGGTAGTGTCATTCAATTTACTTCTCCACCAAAAGCAGGATCTACGTTTGAAGGATATATTTATGTTGGTTCTATCGATGATTATGAAAGTATTGATATTGATGCTACAGTAGAATCTGGAGATATTCTCATTCAATCAAATGAAATTGCACCAAGAACTATCAATAATGTAACAAGTGCAACTAAACTTTCAGTTGGTATTTCTGCGGGTCAAAAAATCACTGCAGTACCTTCTGGAATTAATCTTGGTGCAAGCGGTACTGGTTGGTGGAAAGCAGATTTGATTAAAGTTGCAAGAATAAGAGAATCTTTAAGAGCAAGAAGAGCACTTCCTTCTGAAATTATAGGATTTGGTGGATCCTCTCCATATCCGTTATCAGGAAAAACATTATACACAATTTCAATTCCTACAATTGAATTAGATAATATTTCTTCAGACCTCCCACAATCTCCTGACGATGACACTAATGTTATTACATTTATTTTACCTTCTACAACATTTTTCCCAGACAGAATGATTAATGCACAATATACATCATTTGTCCCAAGAAATCCTGCAGTTCCTGGAGATACTGATAAAATTCAAGGTGTAAAAGTTGGTTATGATTTATCATTTGATCAAATTATCAGATTAAGTTCAACTGCATCTACAGAAACATTTGAAAGTGAAATTTTAAATGGTATTGTTTATGGTGGAAAAACTGCAAAAATTATTAACTGGGATATTACTACCCAACTGATGTATATTAAATTAGATGATCCTGCAAGTCCAGTTTCAACTTCAGATAGTATTAAAACACATAATGTCATAAATGATGACTTAATTAATGAGTACCAATCACTAGCGATTGGTAACAAGTCAATATATAATTTCTAGTCCTATAAATAAAAAGAAAACCGATTAAAAATGGCGGCAATTTTAACTGATAAGTTTAGAGTGGTTTTTGCTGAAAAATTTAGAGAGTTGATTGCCTTGGGAGAACTACCTCAAGTCACATCTCTTGGAGTTGATGCAACCACTTTATGGTTATTCTTTGCAAAAAGTGTTCAATGGGATGGTGGAATTCCATTGGATCCTGTTGACAATTTAAATTCAGAATATAAACTATATGATCAAATTATCGGATTAAAGAGAATTAACTCGTCTCAAATCCGCCCAATGATTCGCAATAATACTTGGGCATCAGGATCAGTATATGACATTTACCGCCATGACTATGGAGATGTAATTAGTAAAGTTGGTTCAATTACAAATTATGTACAGTCATTGAATTTTGAACAACATCTTTATGAAACTAATTTCTATGTTGTAACTTCAGAATATAAAGTATATAAGTGCTTAAATAACAATAATAATGGGCAATCAACTATTGAACCATCTTCGACAAGCAATTCGCCATTTACCTTAGCTGATGGATACACATGGAAGTATCTTTTTACAGTAAATGCTAATGACTTTGAAAAGTTTAAAACCGATGAATTTATTCCGATTCCAGAAGATACTGCAATTGATCCTAATAATGTAATTTCTCCTGATCCAAACAATTTTGGTGGTGCTATCTATAATGTATTGATTGATGCTCCTGGTTCTGGATATCAAAGTGGACAAGAGTTTCCAATCACTGGTGATGGTCAAAATGGCGTAGTTAGAGTATTAACTACAGATGTCAATGGTGGTATTAGTTCTTTAAAAATTATTAACCCTGGATCGGCATATACTTATGCCCAAATTAATACTACTGGCGGTCAAAATGCAGTTTTAAAACCAATCATTTCTCCTAAGGAAGGAATGGGTGCAAAGATTGGTAGAGAATTGGGTTCTTATAGAATTGCACTTCATGCTAGATTAGAAAAGGAAGATTTCGTATTTGGTAATGATTTTAGTGTTGTTGGTCTCATTACAGATCCAGTATTGACTACAAATTCTGCTACTGCTATTGGAACTAAGCAATTAACATTATCTGCTCCATTAGCAAATGCTGCAGATACCTATGATGATGCTCAATTAGTAGATGATACTACTGGTGCTACAGGTAGAATTGTACACTATGAAGCAGATGCTGTTAATCAAATTTATACAATCTATTTCACTCAAGAAAATATACAAGGATTTGGAGTAGACAGTGAGGGTATTAGGAAAGATTTTGAACCAGGTGATAGTATTACTATTGCTGGTATTGAATCTACCACTATTAGTACTGGTTTAAACTCAGTAAAAGATTCAGAACTCAAAAGGGGTTCTGGAGAAATTATCTACATAGATAATAGGAATACAATTTCCAGAGCAGAAGATCAGACCGAAGATTTCAAAATTATTCTAGAGTTCTAAAATGCCACAGTCAACTAACCTGAATACTCCTCCATATTTTGAGGATTTTGATGCCGATAAAAACTTTCATAAGGTTCTTTTTAGACCAGGATATCCTCTTCAAGCAAGAGAGTTAACTACTCTTCAATCTATTCTTCAAGACCAAATTGAAAAGTTTGGTTCTAGCATTTATGCGGATGGCGCTATGGTCATCCCTGGTAGAGTATTGGGTAATTATCTTGTACCATGTGTATTGATTGAAGACGAATATTTTGGAATTGCTGCAGATGATTTGGCAGAACATTTAGTTGGAAAAATTATTATCGGTGCATCTTCTGGCATTAGAGCAAAAGTAACAAACGTATTAACATCTGATCAATCTGAAAAGGAATCTACGACTCTTTACCTCAATTATTTGAGTACTGCTACTGATAATGTATCGGTTACCTTTGAAGACGACGAAGTATTAATTACTGAAAGTGCATTTTCTATTGGCAATACAGTAATTCAGGAAAATACTGACTTTGCAAAATGCATTAGTAAAGACGCTAATTATATTGGATCAACCGCATCTATTACTGATGGTGTATATTTTGCAAAGGGATTCTTCATTCAAGTAAAATCTCAATCAATTATTCTTGATCAGTATAGCAACACACCTTCATATAAAGTTGGACTTCAGGTTTTAGAAGAGATCGCCGTACCAGAAGACGATACTTCACTTAATGATCCATCACAGGGATATTCTAACTATTCTGCTCCTGGAGCACATAGATTTAAGTTAACTGCAATTTTAACTAAAAAATCTATCGACGATAATTCAGTTACTGATTTTATTGAATTACTTAGAGTCAAAGAAGGAAAAGTTGTTGAAATTGCAAATGACTCTAAAGCACAACTTGCAAAATCATTTGATCAAACTTTTGCAAGAAGAACTTATGATGAATCTGGAGATTACGTTGTAAATGAATTTAAATTTACTCGTAATGAATGTTTAAATGATGGTGTTAATAATGGTGTCTTTACTATTAATAATGTAACTAGTCAAAAAGCAACTCCAAGTAAAGATCTTCTTACATTATCTTCTACCCCAGGAAAAGCATATGTTAGGGGATATGAAATTGATAAAATTGGAACAAGTTTTATTGATGTCAAAAAACCAAGAGAAACTGATAATAAAAATAATTTAACTATCAGAACTGATGGTAGAGGAGTAGAATTTAGAACAACAACAGATGTCCCTTATGCTAGAGTTTCTGCATCTTTTGGTCAAGTAGTAACTGTACATAACTCATCTGATGCTGTTATTGGTTATGCTATTTTCAAATCTTACGAAGAAGGTTCTACATACAATATTATCAGATTATCAAATATTAAATTTGTAACTTCTGGATCTACAATTATCGATATTGTTAAGATTCGTTTTGGAGGAACTATTAATTATGCATCTAATACATCTTCAGGTGGAACTTTAATTACGTTAACCGCAGTTGCTGGTCAAGCTAGATCTTATTTGTTTAAAGTATATCAATCAGTAGTTAAGTCAGTTACTGATACTAAAGTACAGAATGTAATTACTTACTATTCTGATACTGTTGGTGCTTCTAATACAATTACAATTAGTAATAGAAATTATTATTCTACAAATGCTGCTGATTATACTTTAAAAATTGATGGAGATCCAGCAGTAACAATTAGTACTGTTTTTATTGATGGTAGCAATACTCTTACTATTGCATTAAGTGGTACTGTTGCTCAAGGAACAAGTTATATCTTAATTGGTCCTGAAAAAATTGATAACCCCACATTAAAGTTAGCATCTCATCAAAAAATGAGAGTGGCTAAACTCCAAAATATTACTGGTAAGTACAATATTAATGATTCTAGATTGTATTTTGGTACAACTAGAGTATCAAAAATTCATGCAATTTATAATGTTCAAGGAGCATATTCAACTCCAGATGAAGTTCTTCCAAAAGT